TCTTGTGTGATAATTAGGTTACGTTACGATTAATGCATTATATTATAGACCGCCCGGAAACCCAACCAGGTTAGCACCTATACCGAATCCGGCTCCAGACCTAGCAGTGGCTCCAATGGTAGGAATGTATGTGTCAAGAATGCTAAATGTTGCAGCGGCAGCAAGCGCAATCATGCCAATTTCCTCAAGGTCAAGAGATTTCTTTGGGATGGCGTAGGCAGCAAGAGCAACCATGAGACCCTCAACCAAATACTTAATAAGGCGCTTAACAAGCTCTGTGAGATCAAATACTCTGTTCATTATAATAGTAACGCAGAAAAAATATTTGGTTATATTTGAAAAATATGTATGCGTAATAAATCACTTAAAATAAAGAGTTGTATAAGTACTATGACGTCAAACAACCCCTCTTTTGAACGTAAGATGAAGCCCGACGGAACGACTAACCCTAAATACGTAGATTTGTTGGATGAAGACAAGCCTATTGCAGGTCAAAAGTTCTCCTGTGTGTCGTTTGTGTCACCCGAGAAGATTTTGAAGCAGAAGGATATGTATTTCTTCCAGGAGTTTGTCAAGACGTGGGACATGAACAAGTCCATGGAGAAGTTTGTACAGTTTCTTAATTTCATGTCTTTCAAGTACCATCTCACATTTGAGGACGTGATGAAGGACTTTGAAGAATTTGTTAAGGAGGAAAAGGAGAACATTACCGACTCCACAGTGGAAGACGATTACAAGTCATATATTGATAAAAACGAGGAGGATCTTGAGAAATCGTTCGGAATTTCTCAAAGTTTCCAAACACACACGCGCGGTATCAAGATTCGCGGATCATATCCTACCATGGAAGAGGCGGAAATGAGATGCAAGATGCTGCGGGAGATTGACCCGAACCACGATGTGTACGTGGGGCCTGTTGGTATGTGGATGCCATGGGAGCCTGAAGCATACAAGACGGGTAGAGTGGAATATATGGAGGAGGAATTGAACAAACTCATGAGCGAGAAGAACAAGAGCGAGGCTACTGCAAAGGAGGCGTTCGACAAGAGAATCAAGGAGTCCAAGCAGCAGGCCATCAAGGAGAACATAGAGAAGGCCGAGAAGAGCGGCAACACATTGACCCAGGCACTGGACAAAACTGGAAATCTTGTGGGTGTGGGTGCCGCAACTACTCAGGAGAGGAGTTTGGCGGGGAAAGGTGACGAGATTTCCACCGCCGATATCCGCAACGAGCTCTTTGAGGGAGACAACATTATCATGGGAAAGAGCGATAATGGACAAAGCGAGTTGTTGAGTGGTCCCTTCGCATCAAAGAACCCTGCAATTGAAGCTTCCAGCGACACCAAAGATGAAACAAGCAATCCGTAATGACTAATGTAGTCGTGTTTGTATAACTCTATCTATTTACACTTTTACAGCAAAAGTGTAAATTATTTGTACCGCCTGGTCTTTCGCGTGTACCTTATTCTCCTAGACATTCTTGGCCTTTTGGGCTTCTTGCACCCTTTCGTCTTTCTTGTTCGCCTGCCACCATTTGTATTTGTATTAGACTGTGGCTGCTGAGAATAATGATGTGTCAACCCCATACTATCTGTTGTTTTGTGTATAGGTTTCATGACGCCTTTGTACAGCTTCTTACGAATACTTCTGGATAAATCTCCTCCTTTACAGTGACGCATAGTATATTATATATTAGTTTAAGATTATAGTGTAACGCCGCTATTTCCTGATTTTTCTTTTAGAATAGACTCAATGGTAACCAGCATTTGATACTGTTCGCTGTAAAAATCGCCTGAATACGTAGCCCCCGCATCAACCAAGCTATTGTTTGCATACATAACAATAACTTTCATAGCGGTTGATTCATACATGACCTCCACTTGGTGCTTCTTGTCTTCGCATTGAACAATCATGAAAAAAATACCAAATATGTTCCCAGAGTGCTTACTTATTGTATCGGCAAACGAACAGAATTTACACAGCAAATACGCGCATTCTTCGTTGAATGTGCTATTAGAGATAAGTGGGTGCGTGTATAAATAGAACTTTTGCTTGGTTGACGCGAGCATTCTTCGAAACCGAGTCACGCATCTCTGAAAATACTGGTAGTCCTTTTCATTATGCATATTGTGGTGTGTCAAAGCAAGTCTACGTTCGTATGTTCCTACGTCACCATCGCATAAACGCGCCTGTTCATTTTCGTAATACGCGTTGTAGCATATGGGTTCGTAACACACATGTTGTTTTATGTTATTGAAGAGGTTGAACGTATGGCTTCGTTCAATACTAACATAGTGATCCCTGTTAAGGTATTCCTCAAAATCAGTGTCAAGACAGTGCAATACGGTTTCAGGCTTCGACACTACCCAGTCAAATGGATAGCTTTCAAATTTCATGTTCATTTCTTTGATGAGCGACGATGACGTACAGCGATATCCCACAGAGAATATAAGCGTCTTGTCTGCAAAACTGTCGTCTTGTAGTCCTTGGTATATGTCATCACCCATCTACCTTGCGTATAGAGTATGTTATATGATAGGCATTTTTTTATATCGGTACATAACTTGTTAATAACCGACACAACGACCACGCGATATAAAATAGCACACAATGATTCGTCTATAAAACAATATAAGTATTCCATTGCCTATATTGTATTGTGCATGACCCACATTGCGTTTGAACCTAAAGGGCGATTGGGCAATGCACTATTCAGGTATTTTGCTATTATTGTTTTCATAGTAAATAATCCATCATTTCAATACACAGACACAGAGCCAACGTATCCAAATATTGAAGTGGACGATAACTATTTTCTACATCTTGTTCGTGAAAACAAGATGAAATGCCTGGATATTGGCGAATACAACCTTGTTATGTGCAGTTTTTACCAATTCCAAGTAATCGCTGAATACCGGGACCAAATAAAACAGTACATATCACAACACCACCACGAATCCATTTACGTGGAACCACCTGTTTTCCAAGATATTGGTATTGGATGGCTCATGACGCCACCTATGGATACGCCACATTATGACATTGTTATTCATATTAGACTTGAAGATAGGTTCCGTACCGGCGACTATATACCATGCGAAGCCATAATTGCGTTGTTTGACGGCCTCACCGAAAAATTTTTTGCAGGCAACAAGGTGGCTATTGTACTGAACAAACCAGAGACAAACGAAGAACATGTATATCTAAACACTGTTGTTGGTTGGTTGAACAACCATGCTATTGCGGTCACGATTGAATCCAATACAGTACATACCGATTTTCATATCATGATGAATGCATCAAAATTAATATGTAGTCAAAGTACATTGTCGTGGTCTGCAGCACTTCTATCCAATGTTGTCGCGACGTGCTATATGCCAAATTGGGGCAGTGATAATGCATTTAAACGCCCGATTGAAAACACGATACTGTATGACATATAATACGCGAGTGGCTTATACAGACAGACTATAACGCGATGACATAATATGAATCTATTATTGTGTCATGGAGAATGTGGTATCTATCCAACTACTGTATATCGCTGTTACCATTTGCTTTTCCTTACGCTGATCTTGGGACCACTTCCGCGCTTCTTAGAATTGGCCGGATCATATTGCTCTTCCTCGTCATCAGACGGAATGTCTTTGGACAACTCCCAGAACTCCTTGGAGCCAAGTCTAAAGTCGTGATGGGAATCAGCCTTGTACCAAAAGACCTGGTCCTGCAGTTTGTTGGATTTTGCATTGTTGTTGATGACTAAACACTCATAATTTTCTGTACACTGATCCATCACTTGACAAAACGATTCAAATGTAGGAAACATTCCTGCATAATTCTCAAATATCCTCTTCCTGTTGGCAATGTATGGTTCTCGCAAGATGAAGACGTAATCTATGTTGGTGCGAAGAGCAGGGGGGATGCCCAATGGATACTGCATAGTGATAATAAGCATAACCTTCCAATGTCGTCCGTTCATAAACAGCAATCTCATCATTTTGTCTTTTGACCACGTATTGTCGTA